TCACTTACAGGCATCTCGATTGTAGATACTCGGAACCCACAGTTTTCGCACACTTGTCTGCGCCTTGTCCATGTGGGGCTTTGTGATGCTGTACGTGTTTGCGTAGTTATTAGTTTGGTATCGCACTCAGGGCAGTTTCTCATTTAGCACCGCCCGTCCATATCAAAGTCGTCTTGTTGTAGTGCGCTCGCTTTCTGTATTAGCCTAGCGAAACGCTCCATCTTAACTATGTCACGCATAACTTCGTGCCTACCAAGTCCAGCCGTTAAAGCTAGCTTGACTACTTCTTCCCTACTTAGTTCTTCCATGTTAACCCTTTGCCCAAATATACAACCCATATATAAAAACACCGATACAACCCGTTGCAAGTAAGCACCCAATAATACCATCAGTTAAATAGCGCAACGCCGTATCAAATTCTGATTCGCATTTCCACAACGGCGTAGCATAGTCGGCATCTTTAAAGGCTTCAGAGGCAGTTCGATATGTTTTACCTACCTCTCTACCTAAATCAAAGTTGTAGTTGTTTGTATCCCTATCGAGGGCATCTTGTACGTTGGTTGACGTTGGGTTATACAAGCGGTCAGCTTTCTTACGTCTGAACTTAGTGACTACCATGTCTTCTCTCTCCTTATCTCTATAACTTCTTTTACAACGTGTATACCTACAACAATCCAATAAGCAGTCCACCACCAATTATTAGCATCGGACTCAAACAAAAAATACCCTACGAATATGGATAACATTTCAAACATTTACTTCTCCTTAATGTAGTCTGTGATACTTATGGGTGGGGTTTGCCAACATAGACTGTATTGCTTTATCTATGTCGTCAAACCATGCAATATGATAGCCATTTCCATCATATACTTTGAAACTCATTTGCTTCTTTCTTCTCTTACGGCTAACTCATCTTGCAGATACCAAATTGCTTTCCGTAAGTCCTCAATGGCATCACGCTTCAAGTCACACCGCCATATATACTTCATGGCGTTGCCCAAGTTATACCCCATGTGCCGAGTGATTTCTATACACTCCACACCGCTAGGGTGTGAGGTGTAGTGTTTGGGGTGATTGACTTGATCGGGTTTGGTAAGTTGTTCTGCAATCTCTTGTTGTAGTTTTCTAGCACTCGCTGGATTGTAGATAACTGTGTCGTCACTATATGACATCCACCCACCGAAAGGGATTGGCTCTTCCATCATTTCTTCTTCTCCTTAGTTGGTTTGGCTAGTATTGCGTGTTCTGCTCTGTGTAGCTCCATAGCTATATCGCTTAGCTTTTGTAGCTTTTCTTCCATGACCCCAATCATTTCAGCTATACCCCATATAGCCCCACTTTCGGGGTCGGTTGTAATACGCTCCGCTACAATCTCAGCCACATCTTTGATACTACTCAAGCGGTATGAGATTACATCTATCTCATTACTAATTTCCCAATAACTCATTTCACTTCTCCTTAGATTTAGATTCGTACTTCCTTGCACTAATACGATTAAGGCAGTTGGCACACTTCCATCTCTTGTGCCTTCCGCTAGTAACCAAAACATCTTTACCGCCTTCCATAATTTGATACGAATGACAAGACGAGCAGAACTTTCTGCCTGTAATACTATCTACTGCCTTGCGTATCTGTTCTCCTGTCTTGGTTAAATCACCCACGCTTCCCGTCCCTTGCTGATGTTACATAAAGCAATTCATTTACAGGCAAAGCACCTAGCTTGACCAAGTCTGCTTCAATTCTTTTGCGACCACCCGGTCCCACAAAAATACCTTCATCATTGTAGCTTGGCACATATAGAACTTGCCCTAGTTTGTAACATCTGTATAAATCTCTGTCGTGTTTAACGTCTTTACTACTCATTACTTTCTCCTAGTTGTTTAATTAAATTCTTTGCTTTTGTTTCATGTTTGTTTTCAAGCGCATCAAGCACCCGATCAAACAGAAATTCTTTTGACACTGGTTGCCCATGCCTACGCTTGGGCTTGTGCATGGTTTCAATAGCCACGTTGTTACGGATTGTTACAGGGTTGTTTAACATACACCCTCCTAGAAACTAAGGTTGGATAGGATTGCATCAACGTCTTTCTTAACTGCGTGGCGTGTGTCTAAGTCCTTACGCAGATCGCTTAACTCCATGCCGTCAATAGCGTTGTGTAACTTGATGCGTGCATCTTCTAAGTCTGAGTCGCCTGTGATGTTAAGGTCTTTGGCTAGACTGCATAACTCGTTGGCAGTATCTAACAAGCTAGCGTGGAACATACGAGGTTGCGCTTTCTGTCCCGCATAGTCCACAGTCAGACGATCAGACATACGCTTGAGGTGATCCTTGAGTCGTGTCTTGATGTCTAACATAGCGTGTTCGATACGCTCATCAGCTAGCTTTGCTAACTTGTTTTGTAACTCTGCTTGTGCGTCATTACCTACATCTACTCGGAAGTCACCCGAGGTAGGCACAGGCATATAGTTAACTCGGAAGTCAAAGCGATGCTTGATGTCGTCAGGTGTTGGATACTCATTGCGGTTGAACATATCACCGAGAGCCATAGCCTGTGCAGTAATCAAGGTAGGATAAGTAACCACGAAGTCATCCACCAACGCATTGAACTCATCTTCGTAGTCTTGCATACGCTGATTGAACTCCATGAACTTAGATGTAGTAAGCAATCGTAAACCGCTATCAGACCAAGGCAAAGTAACGTCATACAGATAGGTGCGAATACTACCTACGCATTGGTTGATTGTTTCTAACTCAGGGCGACCGGCTAACAAGTTCTTGTTAACACGAGCCGCACCTTTACTGCCTGCGCTCTTACCGATCAATACTTCCTCGGTTGTTGTTTTGTCTAGCTTGCGTGCAGTCCATTGGCGAACATTAACTTCTACCAACATAGCACAAGTATCAATATTAAAGCGTGTCATGTAATTCTCCTTTGTTATGAATAGATACGAACAGTTTTACCCTTGTTGGACACGAATGAATCGTTGTCCACTACACCAAACAGAATCGGACAGTCGGGTAGTATGTAGTCTGATTCTATGTAGCCGTCTGACAGGACGATGGTTGCCTTGGGCTTGATCTTGTTGGCAGTCATGTATTCGGCAACGCACGTCAAGCGTGTGCCACCACCACCTTTGGGTTGTAGTAAGTCAGGTATGCGGTGATAGTCTTGCGGTTTGAATATCTGCTCACCCTCGATGTCGCACTCCCACCATAGCACACGCACTTGCTCAGGCTTGACGTTCTCACAGATGCGAGCGATCTCACCGAACACAGTCCCATACAAACCCATCATGGAACCTGAGGTATCACAAGCAATTACTAACTCGCCTGTTGATTCGCTGAAGTGTGATGGCATCAAGATACCCTGTGGTAGTAGGCGCTTGTTAGGCGGTGCAAAGCGTGAGTAGTCGTCACCCTCGCACAGCGTAGTGATGAAGTCACGCATATGGTCACGCCAATTAGTGTCACGCTTTTGTGTAAGCCTGTCTAACGCACTACCATTCTTGCCGTTGCCACGATCTTGCAAACGCTTCTGAAGTATCTTGCCTTGGTGTAGCGCCTCGCTGATCTCTTGTGTAGTCTTGTCTGCGATTGCCTCGGCTAGCTTGCCCATGATGTGATTGTCTAACGGCTGACCATCACCATCGCCATCACCCGCCTCAGGGTCTTCGCCCTTATCTTCTGCTTGCTTGAGCAAGTCTTGTAATACCTCAACGAATGACCACCCATAATACTTCTTGTCGAGTAAAGGCTTGACTGCGGTAGGGTGTTCTATAAACGTGTGGCTTGGGTCTGTTTCCTCGATCATGCCGTTGACTACATAGTCCATAGCTTGATTGCATAGTCGTGGGTATTTCTTAGACAAGGCAATGTGAGCAGAGCAATGATGTAACGCTTTGTGCATTGACTCGTGCAACACCAAGAAACGTAACTGCTTGCGTGATAGCGGTGTAATAAAGCTAGGCGCATACCACACGTTGCGACCATCAGTCCCCGCAGTCACTACGTTCTCGTCATACACTACGTCACCCACATACACCACACCTGATAGTGTGGCGAACAACGGGCTATTACTGATGTCGACGTGCGCTGAAACGATACGATCGTTAAGCGCCATCTTTTCCCATATGCTAGACATACGTTCTCCTTATTTAGTTGTGAAGTAAATCTTGTTATCTTGAAGCATGGATTGGAACGGCTTGACAGTCACGAACGTGGACACACGACTAGACTGTGCTAGGTTGTGGCAGAACATAGACTGCATCTCCTTACGCATACGCAAGACATACTCGCACACACCCTCGGCTTCCTCTCTGCTATTGGTTTGTGTAATGCACTTGAGAACTGTAATGATTTGTGCAACAGGATTCTCAGGCACAGGGCAAGTCTTGGGTTCGTTGACTATGCGAGTGAACTGCGGTGTCTGCTCACCGAACTTAATGAAAGCCTTGAGAGCCTCGGCACTAGCCTCACCCATAGTACCTGACAAAGACGCTAACAAGGTTGGCTCGTCCATACCATCTTTGCTATACACAATGTCTGATGCGCCATGCAATGAACGAGGGGTCACATACGAAGTCTGTGCGATAGATGGATTGAAGATGTGCTGATTGTGTGCTTCCATCTTCTGACCATGATACTTACCGCCATCGTGGTAGTCGAGGAAGCTATCGAACATCTGTGGGTGTTCATCTGTAAACGCAATGACCTCAGGTGCTAAGCCACGATCAATAGCCCACTCACGCCACTCAGGTTGTGTAGGCTTACGCATCTTGACGAACACCAAGCGGTTACGCAAGTGTGCCTGAATCGAATCACCCAACCCCTCGATAGATAAGTTGGTTGCACAGAACACTACGGAACCCTCGGGCATATGATAGTTGCCTACCCTACGCTCATACACGATTGGTGCAAGCACGTCCTTGATATACTGCCGAGCCTTGGCGATCTCATCTAAGAACACAAGTGCGGGTCGTGCGCCATTGATACCTTTCTGATTGTCCTTGTGAACACCAAAGCGCTCGTTAGGTAACTCACGAGATACACCCTTCTCACGATCAATGTCAGGCATCCACACCGAGCCGTCAGATAACTGCGTACAGTCGATAGGGTCAACATGAACGTGGTTGGCAAAGAACGGGTCGTTAGCCAAGTGATAGAACAGACCGGTCTTGCCGATACCATTCTCACCCTCGACAATGATGGTGCGCTTGTGACCTACTGCCTTGATGAGTTGTGAAACTTGTTTGAATGAAAGCATTGTCATACGTTGTTACCTTTCTAAGTTGTGGTACTACATATAGTGGGTTGATACTGTGCGCTACTATTAGTTGTAGCTTTCTTCTTAATGATACTGCCCCCTTCGTAGGGGAACATAGGTACATACCCTGATACTACGGGTAGTAGTTAAGTATAGAACTTGCGTGGGATAGTGTCCTTGAACTGACCCCAAGGTGTCTTGACTGTGCCTGTCTTGATACCACTAATCTCAAGCACTCGGTTTGTTAACGACTTCTTGAACTCGTCAGCCGTGATCTCGTTGCATATCTCACGCATCTTGAGGTTGTCGGCATCTATTTCCTCGGGTTTCTTACCCCATGTATGGAACATACTGCCCGACCATCGCTGACCTTCAGGCACATAGTTATAGATACGCTTGCTAGCAAGAACGTCCATCACACCCTGACCTAACTCAAGGAAGTAGTTTACAAAGTGCGGGTTATCAACCTCTAACTCATCACCACTAGCAGAGCTAACCCAACGGCGATAGTCCTGAATGGGTACAGGCTCTTTGTATTGCGTGCCAAAGGGTGCGCCGTATTCATCTTTGAAGGTAGCATGATTCTTGTATTCGTCTAGCTTGAACATGGCTAGCGTGACGAGTGTGTCTAGCTTGGTCTTGAAGTCCTTGCGTTTCTGCTTGTCCTCGTTTGAGGATCTGTATGTGTAGATGTCGAGGTGCTTGGACTTATCTACAAGTAACATACCCCCCTCAGTAAACCATAATGTTGCGCTTGGCTCGGTGTCGTCAAAGCTACCTTGCACATACGGCACACATACTTGCTTGCCCTCGGTAGTTGTTTGATTGTAGTAATGCAAGCCGTAGTCATACATAAAGATACTTGTAAGCTGACTACTGTAAAACCGCATCTCTACCTTGCGTGTGCCGTCATTTAACGGGGGGTAAAACTTAGCTACGTTGGTGTTGTAAAGCCTGTAATAGATAGCGCCCGTTGCATCTTCTCTGTGGATACCCTTGTGCCAATTGCTTACGCCGTTAAGGTAGCGTGGGTTATCTGAATACTTCTTCCACTTCTGACTACGCTTTGGTGCTTTGCTGTTTTCATAATGCTGTAATGCTTCTTCGTATGTTCTCATTTGAATTCTCCTTCGTTGTTGAACTTCCAATCGTTTGCGTCACACATCTCTATTAAATTCTCGGTGCTTGTTATGTACTCATACTCCTCCCTAAGTTGTTTGTATAGTTCATCTGCGTAATCCCTTGCGCTTTGCTCTATTGCTTCGGCTAGGTCTTGCATAGATTTAAATTCAAAGTCGCTTGAGGTAATGATGTTAAGTAAGTCAAGTGCGTTCATGCCCTTGAAGATTGATTCTTGTTGCATAAGCTGATGGCTAGGTTCTAAGTCTTGAATAGTTTCGGGGTCGTCGATCATACCTTCCCAATACGCTACGCTCATGGTTCCCGAATGACAGTAGTGATTGCTTGAGTAGCCGACTGGTATAAGTTTGCTTGCCCACCCCTCGTTAATTAGTTGTATCCAAGCCTCTCTACCTATACTGTCGCTAGTATGCGTCCTCAACCAATCGACTATATCTATCTGACCTGACCAACACGCACCATCGCCCTGTGAGTAAAACCCTGAGAAGTTTATCTTGCCCACAAGAAAGCCTAGCTTGTAGCCTTCTTCTTTGAAGTTCTCGTATGCGTTGTCCCACCACTCATACTCAGCGCCATGCTCGTACCACCATTGCTTGATCTTTTCTACTGCTTCGTGTTGATCTAGTTCTATGAGTTGTTGTATTGTGTAGCTTTGCTTTTCTATAAC